CGGAAGACACCGAACGGCGCGAAGCCGGGGCCGATCTGGAAACCCGCTCTGCGCGTGAGTTTGCCGAGCTGCTGTCGCGCTTTGAATTGCGCCAGGTGGCCTTGAACCTGCACGAGGGGCGGGCACTGGAAGGTGCTACGGCAGAGGTCGTTCAGGAACTGCGCAGCGCGGGCGGGTTCCGGGGCGTTCCCGTGCCGTGGGCAGCGCTGGAAATGCGCGACACGGTGGCGGCGGGCACCCCCGACCCGATCACCACGCAACCGATCATTGACCGCCTGTTCCCGGCTTCCGTGGCGGGGCGCATGGGTGCGCAGATGGTATCCATCGACTCGGGCGCGATGGAATGGCCCGTGGTCACGTCCAGCGTCACGGCCGGCTGGGGCGCGACCGAGGCGGGCAACGTCGCCGGCCCGACCGCCTTTGTCACGACTGACAAGCCGATGAAGCCCGATCACAATCTGGGCGTTCAGATGCGGATCACCCGCAAGGCCATGATGCAATCGGGCGCGGCTTTGGAGGCGGCAATCCGGCGCGACATGCAGGGCGCAATCGGGGCAAAGCTGGACGAGGCTGTTTTCCGGGGCACCGGGGCCGATGGCCAGCCCCTTGGCGTCATCACCGGGGCGGCAACCTATGGCATCCCCGTCACGGCGGTGGACGCCCCGGCCGATTGGGCAATGTATCGCGCGGCCGTCACCCGCTTCATGACCGCCAACGCCGCAACCGCCCCCGGCGATGTGCGGGTATTGGCCCGGCCCGAGGTCTGGTCACACATGGACGGTTCCATCCTGACCGGAACCGACACTTCGGAATGGGATCGCATGACGCGCAACATTCCGGCCGCAAATATCGCCATGTCCAGCAACGCGCTGGCGGCCCCGGCCGGAACGCCAGCGGCAACGACATCGGTTCTGTCCACCACGGCGGGCGGGCTGGCGCCGGTCTTCATCGGGGCCTGGGGCGCGGTGGACGTGATCCGCGACCCCTATGCCGATGCACAATCGGGCGGCTTGCGCCTGACCGCCCTTGCCACGGTGGATGTGACCGTTGCGCGCGGCACCCAGTTGGAAATCCTGACCGGCGTAGGGGTGGCCTGATGCTTTGGGCCACCCTTTCAGGCGGGCTTGAACTGCGAGAGGCAGAAGGCGGGGAAACCCGCCTTCTGGGCCGCTTCCCCTATGGGCAGGAAACCGTCTTGCGGGAAGCCCGGCCCGGAAGCCCCGAGTTGCGGGAAGTCTTTGCCCCCCATGCCTTTGCAGACGCCCCCCAGACCCGCAACATTCACCTTCTGGCAAATCATGACTTCGCCAAGCCCTTGGCGTCCACAGGCGCGGCAACCCTGACCCTGACCGACACCCCCGACGCCCTGCTGATCGAAGCGCGGCTGAAAGCCCCCTTCACAAGCTGGACGCAAGACGCGGTGACGGCCCTTCGGGCGGGCCTGATGACGGGTCTTTCCCCCGGCTTCCAGGTGGCCCATGGGCGCGGGGCCGAGAAGATCGAGGAACGCGGCAACGCCATCCTGCGCACCGTGTCGCGCGCGGTGTTGCAGGAAATCAGCCTTGTGACCCGCCCCGCCTATCCACAGGCGCAGGTCGAGGCCCGAAGCTGGACACCGGGCGCAGAAGCCCAAGGCGCAATCCATGGCGCGCACAATCTGACCCGGCGCATTGACGCCCGATACAGAAGGATCTGATCCATGTTCGGATGGCTTTTCAAGCGCAGCGCCCCCGAAAAGCGGGCATCGGGCACAGGCTACACGGCGCAGATGATGGCGGCGCGGGAAGGCTTCATCAGCGGGCGCAGCGGCCTTGCCGAACTGTCTGGCACCGTGCAGGCCTGTGTCTCGCTCTGGGAAGGCGGTTTCGCCCTTGCCGATGTGCAGGGCACCGATCTTCTGACACGGCGCAGCATGGCCCTTCTGGGCCGTTCTCTGGCCTTGCGCGGCGAGTCTGTCTGCCTGATCACCGAGCGGGGCCTTGTGCCGTTTTCGGATTGGGACGTTTCCACCCGCGACGGCATCCCGAGGGCCTACCGCGGCACGGTCAACGACACTGGCGGCGGCCGGCAGGTGACGGCGCTTGCGGCCGAGGTGCTGCACCTGCGCATTGGCACCGATCCTGTCACGCCTTGGGCGGGCACGTCCCCCTTGCGGCGGTCAAGCCTGTCGGCATCCCTTCTGCAAGAGGTGGAAACCGCCTTGCGCGATGTCTATCGGGACGCGCCTTTCGGTTCCCAGATCGTCTATCTGCCCGAAGGCGCGGCCGAAGACATGGCAGCCATGCGCGCGGCGTTCCGGGGAAAGCGGGGCGCGTCCCTTGTGCTGGAAGGCGCTGCACAAGCGACAGCGGCGGGGATGAATCCGAATATCGGCAAAAGCCCGGACCAGTTGTCGCCCGATCTGTCCAGGGCGATGACAGGGGAAAGCCTGGCATCTGCCCGAAATGCGGTGGCCATGGCCTTTGGCGTTCTTCCCGGCATGATCAATGCCGCCAGCACCGGCCCGATGATCCGCGAAGCGCAGCGCCACCTTGCCATGTGGACCCTACAGCCCATAGCCATGCTGCTGTCAGAGGAAGCCAGCGCCAAGCTGGGCACCGAAGTCATGGTGGACGTGGTGCGCCCGGCACAGGCCTTTGACGTGGGCGGACGGGCGCGGGCGCTTTCCACCATCATCGCGGCACTGGCCGAGGCGAAGGCGGCCGGGCTGGCACCGGGCGACATGAATGCCGCCCTTACCCTTGTGAACTGGGGCGAGGGGGACAAGGCGGCATGAGGATTGGCAGGATGCGCCAGACGCTTGCTCCAAGCGCAAAGCCATCCCCGTTACCGGGTGAGTGGGCAAACCCCCGGCGTGTGCGTCTTCATCACGCGGCACACAAATCAGGTTCCGGCGTTCCGGGGGCGGTCTTTGCGCAACCGAACGCCGGGGCCTTCCCCGTTCTCGTCAACAAAGATCACCCCCGCAGATTCAAGGGCAGCACGAATGGCGGAAACTGTCTGGCCACGAGGCAACCGCTGGCCCTTTTCAAAGTCGATAAGCGTAGCGCGGGCAATTCCCGCGCGTTCAGCGACTTCGCCCTGTTCCATTCCGAGAAGGGCGCGGGCGGCTCTGCATTGGGCTGGCGTCATCTGAAGTCCGACTTGAAGTCAGAATTGGTTTCTGACATGGTGTCAGACATTATCACACATAGGAGTCAAATCAATGCCCCAAAGCCAACCCCAGGCAAGCGCCATCTTGGCTGAAAACAAGGAAATTGCCGACAAGCTGTCAAACCTTTCTGCCCAGATGGTCGCCCTTTGCGACGTGATCGAGCGCGTTGTGCAAACCGAAGAAGGCTTGAGGCTGGAAGAACAGATCGTCGCTCTTGCCAAGTCCGTCCGCTTTCACGCCGTCGCGGTGGATGACCTTTCAACCTTCCTGACCAACTAGAGGTGACGACATGCTTGACCGCGACCCCGTGACACCGATCCAAGCCTATGAATTTTAGTCTTCTTAGGTAGATATAAGATGATTCTTGCAATGATTTACGGATTCGCCTAGAGTGCGGAAAATCCAAAATACGAGGCAGGCAATGCAACCCATCTTTTCCACAGGCGACTTGCTCAAGGTGACCGGCGTTCTGCGGAACACCCTTCAATCATGGATGCACCGCGAGGAATTTTTGATTGCATCCGATGAGGTGCACGGCGGCGATGGCAGCGGCAAACATCGACGGTTTTCCTTGCATGCCGTTATTCATTTTGCCGTGGGTGTGGAGCTGATCAACCTTGGCCTTTCGCCTGTTGTAGCGTTCCGGTCAGCCGCGCGCTTCGCCTACTTTGGCCGCTATGCCGAAGACAACCTGCCCCGGCAGAACCGCCCCCCAGCCTTCCCGTTCCACTACAGCAACGGCAAGACACTGCTGGTTATCCCGGCTGGAAAGGCCGACCGTGCGGAAGTGATCGCCATCCCCGGCGAAAGCCTGCGCCTGTCGGACGTGCCCGAGGTAGAGGGCGGAACGCTTGCCTTTGTCGCGGTGGACGTGGGCAAGGTCTTTTCCCGCGCGCTGCACGCTTTGGGCATGGACCCCGAAGCCGAACTGCGCGCGGTCTATGGTGAGGGGGCTTAACCGTGGGCCTTTTCCGCGCGCCCGATCTGAAAAAGGCAATCAAGGCGGCTCAGGACATGGGCCTTGCCGTGACTGGCTACGAGATCACGCCGGAGGGCGGACTCCGCGTGATGACTGGGACAGAGGAAAAGAACGACGCTGACGCGGAGCTTGAAAAGTGGAGGAAATCTCATGGCTAGGGAAGTCAGGCTTCCCCGGATCAACACCGTAACGAAACGGCTGGCATCAGGTGAGATCAAGACATACCTCTATCATCGCAACACAGGGGCACAACTTCCCCCGCGCAATGACCCAGGGCACGTTGCGGCATGGACAGCGCAAGAGACGCTTGCGCCTGTTGACGTGGGAAACGTCAATGCCCTGATCCGGGACTATCTCTTGAGCCTTTCGTTTGACCGTCGCGCCAAAAGCACCCAAAAAGAATACAAGCGGATGCTGGCCGAATTGGAAAAACGGTTCGGCAAAATGCCGATCAGGGCGCTGGAAAGCCCCAAGGTGCGCGGCGTTTTTTTGGACTACCAAGAGGAAATCGGGCGCGACCGCCCCCGCGAAGCAGACAACCGCCTTTCTGTCCTGTCTGTCGTCTTTGGCCATGCTTCCCGGCGCGGCAAGATCAGTCAAAACCCTCTGGACGGTTTCGAGCGGATCTATTCGGCTGACCGTTCGGAAATCATTTGGACCGAGGCCGATATCAAGCGGTTCATGGTTGGCGCGGACGTTGAAC